GGACAATCGACTCTATTATGCAATAGAAAAACAAATGATGGTGACTTGGTGCGATTTTATCAAGGGGGAACCCAAGAAGGCACTATCGCCGTCTCAGGCACCACAGTCAGCTACAACGGTGGTCACTTGGCAAGATGGTCAAGAATGCTAGACGGTAGTAAGCCAGAAAACCTCCTTAAAGGTACCGTGATGACCAACCTTGACGAGATGATCGAATGGGCATATGATGAAACCCCAGAGGTTCTATGGGAAGAAGGCGACGAACTACCCGAAGGTGTGAGCGTTGGCGATGTAAAAGTACCATACAAACCCGCAGGCGTTGAAGAAAACGAGCAATTGAACCACACCGCAATACCTATACCGAATATCAACTTCCCATCTGAAGATGGAAGTGAACCTCCTATTATAGAGCAGCCAGATAACCAAGAAGTAACATCGCCTTCTATAACGGAACAAATTGATAATAATCTAACCGATGAATTGGATGTTCTCAATGGTAACACCTCGCTACAAAATGTAATAAATACAACTTTACCTGATGATGCATCAGAGGCATTTAATGTAGATGAATATATAAATGACTTTAGAAGACAATTGATAGCACAAGAAGTGCACTGTGATTAAAATTAAAAAAACCTAAATTAAATATTTATAGAGAAAGGAAAACATTTTAACAATGGATACGGACAAATTAATAAAAGCAATACAAATTTTAGTAAACGAGGAAGTAAAACAAGTTCTTCCAAAGTTAGTAAAAGAAGGTGTTAAAAAAGAAATGGCAAAATTGTTGAAAGAAAATAAACAATTAAAATCGGCATTAACAAAAAAACAAACACCTAAACAATCAACTTTTATGGATGAGAATGTGGTTGAACAACAAGTTCAACAAAAACCTCTAAGTAAAAATCCTATACTAAATGAGGTGTTACAACAAACACAACCATTTAGTTCACAACAAAGACAATCAACTGGTGCAGATTATCAAACGATGAACTTCACTACAAATGATACACATACATTAGGTGCATCAAATATAACACAAGGAATGGGTTATAGACAATCAGTTCAAACTGGAAACGCTGGAATGGATAAATTGTTAAATAAAGATTATAGACAATTAATGAAGGCGGTAGATAAAAAGAAAGGTCCTTGGAGACCAGGTATGTAATAAATTATGGCAATAGAGTTAGGTTCAAAAATAGTAAAAGATACTAAAGAATATAGCAATTATGCAATTGGTATTTCATTACCATTACAGATTGGTAATACTGCGTTTGAACAAACCTTTACAACATTTGAGCAAGTTAAATCAAATATTAAAAATCTTCTACTTACTAAAAGAGGGGAAAGGGTTATGCAACCAAATTTCGGAAGTGGACTTCAAGAATTGTTATTCGAACAAAATGTAGATGACTTAGAGGATAGATTGCAGACCACAATAGAGGATAGTATATCTCAATGGTTACCATTTGTTAATATAGATGAAATTGATATAGAACAAACTGATGAACTTAGGGATAGTAATAGAGTAAATGTTTCAATAAAGTTTACAGTTGGAAATTCAGTAGACTTAAATGAAGTTACATTTACTGCACAAGGATAATAAATTATGGCAATAACTAAATCAACAAAAAACTTTAAGAATAGGGGTAAAGATATAAAATACCTCAATAAAGATTTTGCTCAATTTAGAGGAAATCTAATTGAGTTTGCTAAAACTTATTTCCCAACAACTTATTCTGATTTTAACGAATCATCACCAGGTATGATGTTTATAGAAATGGCATCTTATATTGGTGATTCACTTTCATATTATATTGATGATACTTTGAAAGAATCATTAATGGTTCATGCAGAAGATATTGAAAATGTAATAGCATTATCACAATATTTAGGATATAAGCCAAAAGTAACATCACCTTCAGTAACAACTTTATCTGTATATCAATTGGTTCCATCAATTGGAACCGGTGTAAATAACACTTATGATGACACATATCTTTTAAGAATCAAAGAAGGTATGCAAGTTAGAGATGAAGATGAAAATAATTTTATTACACAAGATGTTGTAGATTTTTCAGACCCATCTGATAGAGAAATAACAATTTACTCAACTGATAGTACAACAGGTGAGGTAACTTTTTATTTAGTAAAAAAGTATGTTGATGCAATATCTGCAGAATTAAAAACGGCAGAGTTTACGTTTGGTTCATATGCACCATTTAGAACAATAGAAATTTCAGATACAAATGTAATTGACATTTATGATGTTAGAGATTCTAATGGCAATAAATGGTATGAAGTTCCTTACTTAGGACAAGAGATGGTATTTACTGATTATCCAAATACCGAAAACAACGACCCAGACCTTTATCAATTCAAGTCTACGGTTCCATATGTATTAACTACATTAAAGACCCCAAAGAGATTTGTAAAGAAAGTAAATGGAGACAGTACAACAACAATACAATTTGGTTCAGGTGACCCATCTGCAAGTGATGAGACACTAATACCGACTCTTAAAAATGTTGGATTGGGATTACCCAACTCTATTTCTAAATTAGAAGAATCATTTGATGCAACAAACTTCTTAAAAACAAAAACTTATGGAACATCTCCATCAAATACAACAATTACTGTAAAGTATTTAGTTGGTGGTGGTGTTGAGTCAAATGTAAAGAAGGGTGTATTAACTAATGTATCTGCAATAGAATATGAAGAAGATACTCAGTTGTTCACACCAACTCAGTTGGCAATTTATAATAGTGCAAAAACATCTTTAGCAGTTGATAACGAAATTCCTGCAAGTGGTGGTAGAGATGGTGAAACAATCGAAGAAATTAGACAAAATGCTCTTGCAAATTTTGGTTCACAAAACAGAGCAGTAACTGCAAAAGATTATCAAGTTAGGACACTATCTATGCCAGTTAAGTATGGTTCTATATCTAAGGCGTATGCAACATCTGATGGTTCTTTGGATAATAATTCACCATCATCAATTCTTGCTTCACCTAAAGCACTTAATGAGTTTACCGATTTGGTACAATCATTTGTAGACAAACCAGATAGTGAAGAACCAAATAGAGAAGCTATTCAAGAAGAGATAAGACAATTTTTAGTTGGAAAAACATCAAATGATAATGAAAAAAATAATCCATTTGCAGTAAACCTTTATTTACTTGGATATGATAATTCAAAAAGATTAACTACTCTAAATAGAGCAGTAAAAGAAAATCTTAAAACATATTTGAATGAGTATAAAGTATTAACTGATGGTATTAATATGTTAGATGGGTTTATTATTAATGTTGGTGTAGAGTTTGAAATCATTACATATAAAGACTATAACAAAAGTGAAGTAATATCAGATTGTATTTCTGAATTAAAAAGTTATTTCCAAATTGATGATTGGACTTTTAACAACACAATCAATATTTCAGAATTAGAATTGGTAGTTGCAAATGTTGAAGGAGTTAGTTCGGTTCCAAAATTAAAAATTGTAAATAAGTGTGGTGGACAATATTCACCAAACTCATATAATATAGAAGCGGCAACTAAAGATAAAATTGTATATCCATCTTTAGACCCATCGGTTTTCGAAGTTAAATTTCCAGATGTGGATATAAAAGGGAGGGCAAGATAATGGCATACTATTTCCTTACAGCATCAAAAGATGCATCGGTGTACTTACAACAACCCAATCAAAATTGTGGTTTAGATGAGGTATTAGAGGTTAGTAAAGTTTACTATGGTAATGTTAAAGATGTATCACGTGCACTTCTTAAATTCGATATACAACCATTATCAGAAAGTATTGCAGAAGGTTCTGTTAGTATGTCTGAGGCAACACTTATACTAAAAGAAACTGAATCAGAAGAATTACCATTAGAGTTTACTTTACAAGCATATCCTATATCACAAAGTTGGGAAATGGGTAATGGTACTCGATTTGATGACATTACTACATCTGGTGTAACTTGGAATAATAGAGAAGGTGATAGTTCACTTAGATGGTTACCAAACAATTCATTTGAATCCAATTCAACTGGTTCATATGAAGGTAAAGGTGGTACATTTTATTATAATGTTTATTCAACTCAACTATTTGAATATCAAACAACCGATGTTAGTTTAGATATCAAAGATATAATGGATGATTGGGTAACTGGTTCAATACCAAATGATGGTATAATTCTAAAATTACCATTCGATAAAGAATCTGATACAAATGATTATGGGATTCTTAGATTGTTTAGTAAAGAAACAAATACAATACATCAACCAAAAGTTAGAATAGGTTGGGATGATTCAGTATATTCAACGGGGTCTTTATCAGTACTTGATTCAGATTCATTGAAGGTTGGAATCAAAAACTTTAAGAAAGAATATAAAGTAAATACAACACCACGAATAAGAGTAGTTGGTAGAGAATTATATCCAATAAAAACATTTAGTTCAACTGCTCAATATGATTTAAGTAGCGTATTACCTGAAACAACATATTATCAAATTTCCGATTACCATAGTGAAGATGTGGTAGTTCCATTTAGTGATTATACAAAATTAAGTTGTGATTCTAATGG